GATGCATCGACTGCAATGACGGTTCCGATACCTGCTAAGTTTTGAAATTGCCTGTTTAAATTGCTCATGTTGAAACTAAAAAGCCCATGATTGTTGGATCATGGGCTTTTTGTATAAGGCTTGCTATTTGGGCATTCCTGATTAAAACCTATTCAGGAAGTACAAAGTTGGTAATGATTAATTCTTTACCGTTATTTTCATCAGTCGATTCTGTATTGAGAGACCAACGAATCTTTTTGCTATGTAAATTGAATTCGCCAAATAACTCTCGAACTTCTGGAACGTCATTTAGACTCAAAATAAATTTACCTTTGATACCTTTTAAAATATCGCGGAGTTTTACGAAATCATCTCGGCTAAAAATGTCTTTGCCATAATAATTTTCGCAGTTGTAATACGGTGGATCTAAATAGAAAAGTGTGTCGGGTCGATCCATCTTATTAATCAAAACGTCAAAATTTCGATTTTCAACAGTAACTTTCTGCAAACGTTCGTGGATAGCGGTTAAGACTTGGCGCAATTCGTCTCCCAACTTTAAATGTCGTGGACGTTCCACATGACTAAAGAAATTCGGATCGGAAATTTTTGCCCCAAAGCAGGTACGCAATAAATAATAAAAACGCGCTGCTCGCTGAATGTCAGTCAAAGTATGTGATGGGATCACTTTCAAACGCTCAAATTCATCACGGCTAATCAGCTGCGTTTCAAACTCTTGAAGTAATGCATCTAAATGATATTTAAACACACGATAGAGATTGATTAGATCGCCATTAATATCGTTGATGGTTTCAAATTTTGAAGGTGACTTTTTGAATAAGACCCAACCTGCACCACCAAAGACTTCACAATAGTGTGAATGCTCAGGCATCATTTCGATGATTGTTCGGGCAAGTTGTGATTTACCACCGAGCCATCCTGAAAATGAACGGCCTGAAGGGTTATAGGTTGGTTTAGATAAATCCTGAGTATTATCCTGGTTCGAGTTTTTAAGGCGCATAATTTGCTCCATTGGTAGCTCAAGGCTATCTGACCCGACGTTCTAGACGTTCCAATAGTTCGATCATAGTGTTAAAAACTTTTTAATTTCTGACTTAACCCATTCTTGATCATCTTTACTGAAGCCAACCAGTTCTCGAACTGGGTAGCGTGTGGATTTTGCATTTTTGCTTGGTCGGATTGATTTTCCCTCCTGGTGTACTGAAGCCACAAAACCTGTACGTCCACCAAAACCAACAGATACATGATTTTCAGAATATTCAGTTTTTAATTGCTTGCCGATATTCTGAAACATGGCACCTTGCCGTTTAATATTTCCGATTTGATCTCTTTTTCTGGGAATAAAACGGTTCCCATTCGGATCTCGTTGTTGCTTGATTCGATCACGGAAACGTACCCGTAAACCTTGTCCCAAACGTCGCATAAGCTCTCGACGTTGTGAGGGTTCAAGCAGTAAGGTGATTTGGTCAAGCCAATGATTTAAACCATTAATCGCGTCCATTATTCACCTTCAGGGAAAAATCCGCCTTTTTCATCGTTCCAAACAAGGGGTGGGCAAACATGATAACTATCGTTATCAGCCACAATTTTATCCCGTTGAGGGAAATCAATTTCAAGATCGAAAGTATCTGTATCAATAATTTCAGAGCTAAATGAAATTTGAATATCTTTAGCGGTAGCATCTAAATGCCGATTTTTAGATTTCAGCCATTCACGCAAGGCGACGATCACTTGAATCGGATCTGAACGATAATCAAGGATGAGCAATCTGGCGGTATATTCCAAATAACCTTCTTTATGCGTTCCGTTGACAATCAGCAGATGACATTTATCTGCTGACATCATTGGAAAACGCTCATTTAAATATGGTTTGAGTGGAATCAGGGCTTTCATGCTTAATTATCCAGAGCAGCATAATTTAATTGTTCAGCAACTCGTACGGTCCATCCTTTACCGTAGCGCGTCCATGTGCTTAAACTGGTGTAATGCTTGAGTCGCTCGGCATTAAACTTCATAAGCACATCATTTAAATCTGCTTTCTGGATGGCTTTTATCGTCAGTGGACCAATGATCCCATCCTCAGCCATTCCAACCGATTTTTGTAATTTACGCTTTGCTGTCCCCATGCCAGCATTAATGGCGAAATCCCATACTTGAAACACAATAGCAGGATCTAGATTGTCCGCATTGAGCTTGTCCCACCAATCACGCTTATAAATTTCTTTGGCTTGATCAAGGGTAAGATTCTTGATGTCAAAATCAGGATAGGTCATGGCAGAAATACCGTATTTCGTGCCTTTTAAAATACCTTTTCCAATGATGCCAGTGGTCCAGTTACCGCGATCATTTTTATCATCAGTAAACTTACCTTCATGGCCAATGAGACGATCGAATGCTTGTTCAAATGTCAGTTTCATCCTGTCACCTACTTAAACATTGCAGCAAAAGCAGCTTTAATTTCACTAATCAGTTCGCTCGGCTTTTTGCCCTCTAACAATCGAATCGATTGATAAAAGATGCCGACAAACAACAGACCAAACACGGCAAAAAATAGCATGACTACACCTTGTGCCGAATGGGAATAGTGCGTTAGCTTGAAATACTCAATAAAGGCAGCTCCACCATACAGGCTGATAGCAACACTAAATGCAAATTTGATAATCACGCCTTTGGTGATCTTGATTCGACCTTCTGCATCAATATCACCGCTTAAAGTGAGAGCAAAAATAGCCCCAATCACGGCAGCAATGATTTTGATAAACCACGGTAGTCCTTTGATACTAATTGGGTCATTCATGCCCATCCCCTTAATCCCAAAGCTTGAGTGTTTGTGGTGCTGCTGCTTTGGTTAAATCTGGTAATTGTATGGATTGATGTTCGTTTAAAAATATTTGTTCAATCGTTGAGTTTGCTTCAACTAAAGCAGGGAGCATATCGACCGCATTTGATCCGTAATAACGATATGCAATCGACTCTAAAGTATCGCCCTGTATAGCTTTGACTGATTTCATATAAGCCGAACTCGGTTACGTGGTCGCTTGGTTAAATCAGCGATCGTATGCTGAACAATCCTGCGGAGAGCATCTGCTTTTTCTCTTTGATTTTCACCACGTACTTGTCCAGTGGTCGTGGTATCAAAATCAAGATTATCTTCACAAATCAGCGCTGCAGCTTCATAACTCACTGCTCGTTTATATTTGCGAATCTGTTCTTCTGACTGGATAGCAATACCGTCTAAGTCACCGTTGACGGTATCCATCGCCAATATGATTTTTTCAGTTAACAGAGGCTCACCTTTGGACTGATCTAAACGCACCTGAGCAAGTAAATCTTTAATGCTGATATTGGGATATTCAGCAATCGGATTTTGTACTTCAGCATTGGAGACAGGTGCATTTAGAAGCATGGTTTACTCCTTTGGCTTGGAGTCGGTGGACGCAGGATCAGCCCCATCGGCTGTTTGATCAGCCGTTGAAACTGCCTGCGAGCCGACAGTGGCGTCGGGAGACGACTCGGTTGCAGGTAGACGCAATCGTTTTTCAAGCTGTTCTAAATCTTTTTTACAGCCTGCTTTTGGATTGTATCGAAGTGCATTCTTATAAGCTGAAACAGCTTCCATTGGTTGTGCCTGGTTCAATGCATCACCAAAGGCACGATAAATTTTTGCCCGTACTTCATCGACCATTTGCTCGCCTTCACCAAGATTGATGATGCGCTCAATCAAGGACGCATGAGCGATCGCAAAGTTAGTATCATCGATAAAGACTTCAGCACATTGTTCGGTGACAAATTCAGCCGTTGTACGGGTATAGCCTTCAGGCATAACCATGTCATTTAACACGGCATATTCAGCAATACGTACAGCTAATTCAAACTCATTGGTATCAATAGCCCAAATCATTAAATGGACTAATACTGTATTTTGAGGGGCAGGCGAAACAGCAAGACAGCCATCGATATAACCTTGATACTCAGGCAACCATTCCGCTTTTTTGGCAATACGTTCTTGAATCGATTTCATATCTTTTAAGATATTCAAATGATTGAACATACGCAGTTCAACGTTTGGAACATTTGCTTGACTTAAAATTTCAGGAGTGATTTGAACAGATTGATCAGGACCTGAAGCGAGATCCCAACCAGTAACAACTTTCTGGCGTGGATCAAGACTTTGCTGCGCTTTTAACGCTTTTTCTGCCAACATCTTTTCACGATGTTGGCGCATTGAATTCATACCCATAATTAAGCATCCACTTCAATATTTTCGATTAACAAGCACTTGGTGTAGTCTTCAACCACAAAGTCTTCATTGATAGATTGATAATCGACTGCACGATCCCATTGAGGCTCATCTACGATTGAGCGGTTAAAAGTGCCGTTTTGAAGATAGATCGACAAATTATCAAACGAGGTGATTAAAATGGTTTTTGCAGGGAAGCGTGGAACGTACATTGCAGGTAAAGTACCAAGCTGTTTATTGGCATAAATAATACGCGCAGCAATTTGTTCAGTTGGATCTTGGATGGCATTCAACAGTGGTAAATATTTATCACTTAAAATGCCACGGCCACAAATCACTACCAGACCACTTTCACGATGTTGTTCCGCAATATATTCTTCAATACCGAATTCAACTAAGGCATCAATGGTCTTGAATTCATGCGCAGCGCCAATTTGCGTTTTAAAAACACCACCACCCACATCTTCGCCTTTGTAATGTTGCTCAGGTGCTTTTTCACGGATTTTTTGCAACCAGCCTTTTTTCACATCTTGTAATAATGGATTGGCAACACGGTCACTGGTCGGTGCACGATATAGACCGTTAAAACCGATACACAGTTTGTCTAATGCCACCGCACGAATCACCATTTCCTGCAGCTTTTGCTTAAAGTCTGGAAAATGTCGCCAAGCATTGAGTAAAACCCATTTCATGGCCACGTCATAATTGGTTTGAGTACAGTCGTATTCATCCAGTAAATCTAATGCACCGACTGGGGTTGGTTGACGTGCTTGGACGTTAGTGTTGGTATTGCCTGCAATGGTGCTTCCAATACTTAAAGCAATTTTTTCACCTTTTGCATTATCAATAGGGAAAATATTAATCAGCTTCAAGAAATCAGCATTTTGTTGATAGGCTTGAATAATTTTCTGTGTGGGTGCAGGTTGAACCGCAAAAGTTTCTCGTGTACTTTCGACACCATTTGCACGGGCAATGTCAGCTTTATAAGAATTAAATAACTGACGTGCTTGAGGTTGTAGAACGACTGACATAACTATTTAATTCCTTAGAAGTCGACTGAGTTAGTTGGACCGCCTGTGTGAACAGGCGGTGGATTTATTGGGGTTGTGCTTATGGTATTAAATTGGTTTTGTAAGCCAGTAATACCTTGAGATAACTGTTGCAAGACTGCTTTCATATCAACATCAGGAGCAGCAGTTGGATTTTGGGTGGCTTGTTGTTCTGGAGCAGTCGTAGATGGCGTTTGCTGAACTGGAGCCGTTGCAGGTGGCGTTTGTTGTGTTGGCGTTGTAACAGGTTGAGTGTTAAATGACTGTTTAAGTCCTTGAACTTCTTGTGTTAATGCTTTTAAACCATTGAAGCATTGCACTAAGCCTTGCGTTAATTGTGCTGCTAATTCATCGCTGAATTGTTCTTTTGGTTTAGGTGCAGGCGTGAATACTTCTTTAAGCTGATCAAGCAAGCTTTTACCTTCATTTGGGTTTTGTTCAGACATGGTGATATAGATCTCCGAATCAGGTTGGGTACTGAGCGAATGAGGACTTGCAGAAAACTTAATGGCTTGAGTACCTAAAGAATTCGGGGTATCGGTCATACCTAAACCGACTTGATAGGCTTTCCCAGTCCCTGCGAAATTGCGATAGAACTCGATTGAAGGGTAAATTTTTTGCCCTTTTTTATTCATGGCTACAAAGTTCGGCAAAGCAGAAAGTGTGTTGTACAAACACATCAATCCGTTTTCTTCAACCGCTTCAACTTTCAAAATATCGCCATACGCATTGAAGGGTGGTTCAGGTGAAAAGCCTGTCCAATGCTCGATATTGATACGTCCTGCATAATGTTCAGGATTGTAAGTTGCGGCCATTTCTTGAATTTCTTGACGTGTCAATTCACGTCCATCAACGGTTTGCCCTTCACGAGCAACACGAAAGCGTTTAATTACACGTCCTTCTCCTGGTAGCTCCATTGGTCTTTCCACATTCATTTTTACGATGATTGAAGTCTGCTTTGGAGCTATGGTTCGGTGCAATCGAACCTATCCTGATTAAGCGGTAATCAGGAATACATCACTCAAAGATTTTTTGTGCTTAAAGCAACATTAAGCACATGAATACAAATACACTGACGTTCCTAGAACTCATGAACCCAAGACAGCAGGGAAGAATACTTTTCTCAATGGGTATGTCTGTCTCAGAAATCGCCAAACATACTGGG